AACGTAGTGGATTTTAAAGATATTAAAAATGAAATAGAAGAGCAACTTAGAAATTATTTTGAAAAAAATGAACAAAATATACCTTTTTTAATTAATGAATCATGGGTAAATTTATTAGATAAATACGGATATCAAGACTATCACACTCATAAACCTGCATTTGCTGCGGGCACTTTATATATTAATGATGAAAATTCAGATATAGAATTTGCTACTTTCCCTGAAGATAATACAAAAAAATTAACACCAAAAAAAGGGGATTTGTATTTTTGGCCCGGAGATTTGCATCACAGAGTTATGGATTCAGACAAAAGAAGAGTATCATTATCATTTAACGTATATGCAACACAATAGTAATACAGAATTTGTTATGTATGTTGATAATTTTTTATCAATTGAAACATTAAAATCATTACAAGAAACCTTTACAAAAATTGGTTACATGGAAGTAAAAAACCCAGATGGTAAGGTTTATGGCCATAGACATACTTTTCCAGAAAGTTTTCACAATGATCCTTTATTAAAATTAATTAAAAATTATTTTTTTCCTAATAGAAATTTAGAGCCCATATCTGTTAGTGCTCATTTACGACAGAATGACAAAGAGCCTTTGTTTCACATTGATACTAATAAAGGAAATGTAGCCAATTTTTTATTTTATGTAAAAGGTAAGCCACTATTAAATAATGGCACTGGTTTCATTTACAATAATCAATTATCTTCGCATATAGGTTTTGTTGAAAACAGAGCTTTATTTTTTAATGGCAGTAAAATATTACACTCCGACTTACAATCTTTTGGTGATAGTTCTGAAAGATACACGCTTAATATTTTTTATAAAGAGAATAGTAGTGATAATAAATAAAAAAAATCTATTTGCAACAACATTACAAATATTTCAATTTAATGACGAAGAGATAAAACCTTTAGTAGATGAAGTGAACAGTAAAAAAAATTTAATTACAAAAACATCAAGCTCACATAATTATTTTACTGATTATAAAAACCCAATACAACTTTATGAGTATGAAAAATTAATCAATGAAGTTGCAAATAAATATTCCAATGAAGGGTTAACATTGAATCTTTTAAATTATTGGACGGCTGTTTATGGTAATAATTCTATACATGGTGCGCACCAACACGATTCAGTGGGTGTAAACTTTTCTACTGTACTTTATTTAACAAATGGTGGTGCTACGACATTTTTATCACCGCATAATACAACAAACCAAAGAGTATATGATGAAGAATCAATATTAGGTAAATTAATTATTTTTCCTTCTACATTGTGGCACTACGTTTCATACAGTGAAGATTTAGAGAGAATAATTGTTTCATCTAACATACAAATTTATGGTCCTAAACATGAATAAAATTTTTATCGGAACACCTTGTTATGGCGGACTAATTACAACAGAGTATTTTAAAAGCTGTATGCAACTTATATCTCTTGCATCCACTAACAAAATAGAATTACAGTTTGGAACCATTGGTAATGAATCACTAATAACCAGAGCAAGAAATACTCTTGTTCAATTATTTATGGATGGCGACTACACACATCTTTTATTTGTTGATGCTGATTTAGGTTTCAATCCAGACTCAGTTATAAGAATGTTAGATTATGACAAAGATGTTGTTACTGGTATTTATCCAAGAAAAACTATAGATTGGATAAAAGTAAAACAAAGACTTAAAGACAACCCGGACATGTCAGAAGATGAGCTTTTGGCTGCTTCATTACAATATAATTTAAATGTAAAAGATCCCAAAAAAATATTGTTAAACAAAGGCTTTATTGAAGTATTAGATGGACCCACAGGTTTTATGATGATTAAAAGACAAGTATTTGAACGTATGGCAAGAATATATCCGGATCTTAAATTTAAACCCGATCAGCACATCAACCAATCTCATGAAAAAGAATTTGATTACCATAAAACATCTGATTGGAACTATGCTTTTTTTGACACCATGATAGAGCCAAAAACTAGAAGATATTTATCTGAGGACTACGCTTTCTGCCGTTTATGGCAAAATATGGGTGGCAAAATCTACGCTGACATAATGTCAGGTATGACTCACTACGGTAATTATGCATTTAGAGGCAATGTAGGAACTCAATTCTTGCCTCAAAACAATAAGTAATTTATTATAAAACTATGAAATTAGTGGATCTTAAGTTTAAACCGGGTGTTGACAAACAAGATACTGCCTATTCTGCTGGTGATCAACGTAAGTATGTTGATTCTGACTTTGTAAGATTTCATTATGGTAAACCAGAAAGATGGGGTGGATGGAAAAACCTACCTAATCCTAACAAAACAATTGTAGGAGTGGTAAGAGATACTCACTCATGGGTAGGATTAGATGGTTTGCGATATATGGCTCTAGGCACAAATAGAAAACTATATATTTATAACGAAGGAGCGATGTATGACATAACTCCTATTCGTGAAACACAAGCTTTAACCAATCCTTTCACAACAAATGGTACCACTACGGTGTCTGTAGCCGACACTGGTCATAACGCAATACAAGGAGATTTTGTAACTTTTGACTCTTTTTCATCAATTGATGGATTAGATATGAATCAAGAATTTGAAATTATATCTATAACTGATGCAAATAATTACACAGTAACGCACACCAGTGCAGCATCTGGATCAACATCTGGTGGTGGTGGCTCAGGCAATGCAAAATATCAAATTAACGTGGGACCAGCAACATCCACGTACGGACTTGGGTGGGGCACAGACACTTGGAGTAGTGGCACGTGGGGCACGGCTAGCTCTGCATCTGATGTCGTCATAGTAGGAAGAAACTGGTCATTAGATAACTTTGGTGAAGACTTAATTGCAACTGTTTTAGATGGTGGCACATTTATTTGGGACACGTCAGGAGGTTTAGCTTCAAGAGCAACAGCCTTGTCAAATGCTCCAACTGCATCAAGATTTAGTATTGTTTCAACAGATACAAGACATTTATTAATATTTGGCACAGAAACTACAATCGGCACCCCTGACACTCAAGATGATTTATTTTTTAGATTTTCAGATAGAGAAGATGCAACAGACTACACACCTGTTGCTACAAACGAAGCTGGATCTTTGAGAATAACAGATGGATCAAAAATAGTGGGGGCCGTAAAATCATCAGGACAAATACTGGTTTGGACAGACACGTCATTGCACGGTATTCAATTTGTTGGCACACCTTTTACTTTTGGTTTAAGACAACTTGGTGCTAACGCTGGTTTAATTGCTCAACATGCAGCTATAGAAGTAAATGGTAAAGCATATTGGATGTCTGATGATGCATTTTACCTTTACGATGGTGTTGTCAAAAAAATGCCATGTTCTGTTCAAGATTTTGTTTTTGATGATCTTAGCTACACAAACAAAAATGACATAGCTGTAGGATTAAACACAGCGTATAATGAAATAATTTGGTACTATCCTTCAGCTAATGCATCACAAATAGATAGAGCAGTTGCATATAATTATTTGGAAGGAACTTGGTACACTTTGAGTCTCGGTAGAACTACATGGCTTGGTGCTTACGTATATGAGAAACCGATAGCCACTGAATACAACGCTAGTGCCACAGCTAATGTGTCCACCATACTAGGATTAACTGCTGGTTCATCTTTTGTGTATGAGCATGAGTCTGGCAACAACCAAGCAGATGGATCAGCTATTACAGCATTCTTGGAAACAGGGTCTGTTGAAATAGCAGATGGAGATCAATTAATGTCGGTAAGTAAATTAGTACCAGATTTTGACAATCTAGCAAACACAATGACAGCACAATTAACTTTAGAACAATATCCTCAATCCGCAGCTAACGTGACGACTAGTGGTTCTATTACTAACACAACAGAAAAAATTAATGTCAGAGGTAGAGGAAGAGCGGTAAAAATAAGATATACAACTAACACTATAGATGATACACCTTGGAGACTTGGTTCACAGAAATTGCAAATAAGACCAGACGGTAGAAGATGATATATATCAAAGACCATGTTTTATCTAACGAAGATATCGATCAATTAAGACCTTTTGTTGAACAACCAGATTGGAATTCTTGGGATCAATCACTACAAGTCAACGTTCCACAAACAAATGATATTGTGCAAAAAGTAAAAAATACAATAAATGCTGACTTTAACAATAGTCATCCATTATTTGATGAAGTAGATTGGTCACAAATAGTAGTATATGATACGGGGTGCTCTAAAAATTTTCATTTAGACCATGCTTCAGACAAAACAACAGGTACATCTGTTACTTTTTTAAATGAAGATTTTGTTGGAGGTGAGGCTATTGTAGAGGGCGTACAAATTGTTCCTATTAAAGGCAGAACTTATTACATGGACGGAAAAATGTATAAGCACGCTGTTTTAAATGTTATAAAGGGAGCGAGATTTACTTTAACGTGCTGGTATAAGAAAAAAGATTAATGGCTAAAATTACAATCACTAGATTACCTAACGCTACACCAGAGTATGATGCTGGTCAGTTTGATCAGATGATTAGATTACTTGATCAAATAATATTTTTATTAAATACAAACTATCAACAGGATATAAAAGAAGAATCAGAATCGGAGGGTTTTTTCCTTGGCTAATACATTTAGAGGACCTATGTTGGATGTCACTTCGACAGACCTAACAACTTTAATAACTGTGCCAACAGCTAATCCTGGTGCAACGCCACCTGTTCCGCCAACTACTATAATAATTAAATCTTTAATTGTTTGTAATGACTCTGGTAGTGCTACTCTTCTAGATGTGCAAACAGTTAGAAGCTCTGCAACATTTAAACAGTTTCACCAAAAAAGCATAGCTGCAGGAGCAACAGTGGATTTATTAAATCAGCACGACGGAATTACTGGAGGCATGATTGTCTTGCAAGAATCTGACGTGTTGAAAGTACAAGCTAATGCAGCCAATCAAGTTCACATAACTGTGGCTGATATGGAGGTTACAAAAGGTCAACTTTAGAAAGGAAAAAGAATGAAATTACAAGGTATATTTATTACTCCTGTGTTTACCACAGAGTTAGAAAATAATTATAATTTAGAACAAAAACTTTATGATTTACAAAAACAAGATAAAGTTGGATCACCAAAATCAAACGTAAAAGGGTGGCACAGTAAAGAAGATTTGTATCTGCATGAAGGCTTTAAAGAAATAACACAAGATATAATGTTTCAAGCACAAGAATGTTTTAATGCATTAAGTGTAGAGAGAAAATACGGTCCTGAAATGACAGGGTTATGGGGTATGATAAATCCACCAGGTGCCAGAAACACAGTGCACACACATCCCTTAAATTTTTTATCTGGAGTATATTATTTAAAAGTGCCAAAAAATAGTGGCAATCTTGTTTTCATAGAACCAAGACCACAAGCCGAGGTGCTTGATCCGCCTAAAAACCAAGACTTGTCGGTTCATTTTGCACATAGTGTACAGTGGGAAGCAAAGGAGAATAACTTGATTTTTTTCCCATCATGGTTACAACATGAGGTACAACAAAATAATTCTAATCAAGATAGAATTATTTTAAGTTTTAATTTAAGATGGAGATAGTAAAATGCCAATAATAAAAAACGCAGAACAAATTGGAACAGTTACATTAGAAGATGGCAGAGTGGTTCCAAAATACAACGTTAAAACAGAAACTACAATTACAAATATCGATACAGGTCAAGAATATGATTCTGAGGAGGCTATGCAAGCTGACATAGATGATCCAAACACTTCTACAACCGCAGAAAAAATTAAGCGAGATGTAAAAGTATTTGCTCCATCATTAAAAGATATGTTAGGTCAGACTCCTAAGTC